TATTCTTTTTAATATAGAACATCGTAATAAAAGTGTATATATTACTGGTAAAACCACTATAATTAAAGTAATAATTATAGAACTGTAATCAATTGTTTCACTATTATTCGATTTTTTAAATAATGATAGAACCATAAAGAGTAATGTTTGAGTTTGACCGTCCATTGTATATTGGAATATATATTTTTATTTATCTTTATTTTAAATATTTTAATAAATATCATAATAATAATGAACTTTTATATTATGAATTTACAATAATTAATTAAACTATTTTTAATCAATTTTTATTATTTTAATAAATTTTTATTATTTTAATAAATTTTTATTATTTAATCAATTTTTATTATTTTAATAAATTTTTATTATTTAATCAATTTTTATTATTTAATCAATTTTTATTATTTAATCAATTTTTATTATTTAATCAATTTTTATTATTTAATCAATTTTTATTATAAAAATAAATAACCTAAAAATCATGTTCCGTATAAAAGACTATATTATAATTATTGCTTTTTATTAAATTAAGATTATCATCTATAAAATGTATTACATTTGACATATCTTCATATGCTTCTTCCTCCTCTTTCGTAATAGGTAAATCATTAAGGATTTCTCGCATTTTATCAATCGTTTCAAAATTTAATACACCATATCTTTCTCTACCACATGATTTTCGCCTTAAATGTTCATATTGTCCATTATTTATATAATCTTCACTATCATCATGATATTTATAGTTTTCTAAAGAAAATTTAGATGACCAATATCTCATTTTTCCGATATATTGTTGTTTTATAATATTATCATTATTATCCATTATATTCAAATATGATATATCACCTGCCATATAGGATAATTATTATATATATAATAAAAATTTATACAATTTTTACCATATTTTTATGAATTTTTATGAATTTATATATTTATTTATATATTTATTGTTATTTTAATTGTGTAATATTTATGCATTAAAATTAAGCTTAATCTTCAATAAAAATACTCTTATTCCCTGAAAATCGCATCCAATTAATTTTATCTTGATTATCTTTTAATATTTCCATTGCACCAGTATTACCTGACAAATTACCCCAATGAACCTTATCAATATTTTCTTTTAATAATTCGATTGCCTTCTCATTTGACGACAATGCAATCCATGATATTTTATCAATATTTTTCTTTAATAATTCTATAGCACCCGGATTTTCAGATAGTCGTGTCCAATTAAGTTTATCAAGATTTGATTCCCATATGGTATATCCATTTATATTATCACATATTACATCCCAATCAACTTTATCAAGATTTTCTTTTAATAAATCAATTGCATTCGGATTTTCACATAAATAAAACCAATCAACTTTATCAAGATTTTTTTTAATTAATGGTATAGCACCCGGATTTCCAGATATTACCTCCCAATCAATCTTATCTTGATTCGCTTCTAATAAAGGTAATGCATTAGGATTACCAGAAAGAACAAACCAATTAATTTTATATTGGTGTTTTGTCAAAAAATCTATAGCATTAGGATTTCCAGATAATATATACCAATCGACTTTATCAAGATTTTTCTCTAAATATGGAATGGCATTAGGGTTCATTGATAAATATTTCATGTCAACTTTATCTAAATTCGACAATAGTAAATTGATTGCATTGGGATTTATTGTTAATATATACCAATCAATCTTTTCAATATCAATCCAATCCCGAAGTTTATATGCAACCATTTTGATAATATGATTTAGTTTATTATATTTAATTTTATAATGATATATTTATGATAGTAAATATTTAAAAAATCATTTTTTATTATTTCATTTCATCATTATAAAGCCGTCAGTTTTTTATAATTTAACCCTTTACTTGAATAATATTTAAAATCGTGTGCATATAGTGTATGATTTTAAATATTATTCAGGTAAAGGGTTTAGCAGTATTAAAAATTGTATATTTAGAGAGTTAAAGAATAAAAAGAAGTAAGTCTGATTTTGACAAATATTTACATATTGAATTAAACAATTATGGATTAATTCCAAATTCTTATTTACAAGACAGTAAACGTAATCTAATAAAGTGCGTAGTTCTCATCTAGAAATGACACGTCTAGAGATTTCTCGCGTAGAGATGACGCTTCTAGAGATGACACTTCTAGAGATGCCTCACGTAGAGGTGGCTCTTGTAGAGATGCCTCGTCTAGTAATAGACGGTCTAGAGCTACATCTATCATAAATCTCATTTCTTCATTATCTGGGCGAGATAGAATTTTAGCTAGATCTGGGCTGAGGGGAGGCACATATCCACCTGAAAAAATTGCTGCTGCCATATATGCTTTCCTAGGATCCGTAGAACGACAAAGATCCAAAAATTTATTTTTAGGGAACGACTTCACATCATAGCCTTGATTCAAGTAAATTATTACTTGTTCGTATTTAAAAGCAAAAACTGCTGCATTAAAATCTTCATCCGTGCAAGGTGATCGTTTATTGATTCGGGGCATTGTAGTATGTTTTATTCTAACGTTTTTATTCTGTTGAAATAAATATGTATATTTAATTTAGTTTAATAATTTATCCGTCAGTTTTTTTTATAATTTAACTCTTTACCCAAATAATATTTAAAATCGTGCGTATAGTGCAATATTCTTTATAAAATGTTTATATAAAATGTTAAAATGTATAAAAAGTCTCATATTATTAAACGAATATAATACTATCAATACAATTTATGCATTCTTTAATATTATCATAATTTTGTTGGCAAATATTCATAATTTCAGCAGGCGACATATCGTAATCTTTAAAAGCCATATTAGATGTCATTTCAATAACATCTTCAAATGGAATATCGTAGAAAAACGATAATATTTCATTAAGTACATGTATTGACGCCTTTTTAAGTTCAATATTAAAATCGATTCTTCCAGGGCGTAAAATAGCTTTATCTATTTCGCCCGGATAATTCGACGTCATAATAATAATACGTCCGGGGGTTTCTTGAACACCATCAATAATATTTAAAAAACACGATAATGTTAATTCATCGTCGGGTTGATATGTATTATCTGTCGATTTATCCGAAACGATTTTCATTAAAAGATTGAATTCTGCATTACTTTTTTTATTTATCGTATCATTATTTTTGTCATCAAGGGTTTTTAATTCACGTGATTTAATAATATCGCATAAACAATCAATGTCCTCAAAAATATATATACGATTTTCCATAGGAATTACTTTGGAGTTTATCTCTTTATTAAAGAAAACAGACTCCAATTGTCCACATGTTTTAATCCTATTTAAAGGAATAACTAAAACATGTCTTTTTGTATATTCTATTGTTGCTTTAATGATACTTGTTTTACCACATCCGGGTGTTCCATGTAGGAAAATTCCATAATGATATGGAATACCACGCGATTGATACCATTTTTCATTATTAAGGAAAAAATTAAGTGATTTTAAATATGATTGTTTCTGTTCAAAAAAGATAGTATTAAAAGTACGATTTGTATAAAATATATTTTCAGAATAAGAAATATATCCATCATCATCATCAGCTTTTAAAAAACTAAAATAATGTTGGTTTTTATTAAATGTATTTTGAACATGACTTTTATATCTTTTTAAACATTCTTCCAAAAAGTCCTCTAAATCAGATATTTTAATTGATGGATTGTCGCTAAAAATAGTAAGACTGTGACTGCGTTTTGTATAAATATCACGACTATTATCGTTATTATATTCTCTTGGTTCAGTCTCTTCCAACCGCATAATACATTGAATATCACGGAATGAATCTAAATAAAAGGGTATATCCTGATCAGGTATAAAAACATCCATTTCGGGATTTTTTGTTTTTTCAACGCGGTCTGGTTCTCTTTTAACATAAACGTCAATCGGTTTAAATATTTTTATACAGTAACACACTGCTTTAAAATAAGAAGAATAATCTAATTTACTTGACTTTCCATTATTAAGATTGTGTGCAACTATATTAATTTCAACACGTTTTTTATTTAAAAATAAGTATTTTAAATAAGAAAATATATTTTTTTTTAATTGTTTAAAATTATTAATAAATAACGTTAATAATATAATAATAAAATAACTTAAAATATAGTCTAAATAAACATTACCTGTATCGGTATTATTCATAATCATATTTGAAAACATAGTATTAGTCAACATTGTATTTGAAAACATATTTTGATAAAAATATATAAATATTACAATAATTAAAAATATTTTTAACAACAATTAGGCTTTTTATATAAAATAATAAATCAATTTTTAAATTGTTTTATATAATGTTTTTGTTTAAAATTATTTTTAATTATTTACAATTATTTTTAATTATTTATTATATTTATTATATTTATTATATTTATTTTTAAATTATTAAAAAAATAAAATATTAAATTAATATATAATGAAAGGAATGAAAAATATTAAATCTGTAACTGAGTCTATGTGGTCAAACCCTCTTGTAATAACAGTTGTTGTAATACTAATATTAATAATTGTACTTGCAATATTTAAACCAACAACACCCTTTTTAAATATTGGTTTAGGTGTTAATGCTCATATCGGAAATATTAAGGGTTCATTAGATTTAGAAGCTTTCGACAATCAATTGAGTACATCGCCTACGCTTGCATTATTTATGTCACCTGGTTGCGGTCATTGTAAAAGAATGAAACCCCAATGGGATGAGTTTTCACATGAATATAATGGTTCTGTTTCAGTTCAAACTATTGACTGTTCAGACCCCAATAATAGAAAACTCGCCGCATCACATGGAGTTCAAGGATATCCTACTATTAGATATTATCCAGCAGGGTTAGTCAACTCAAAAGACTATGTCGAACATGATGGTGGAAGAGAAAAGCGAGACTTTATTAGTTTTGTTAAAAATTATGAATAAAAATACTATTAAAAAATACAATACTATCAAATAATTAAATATTATCTTTTTTTCAGTCTATTAAAAAAAACATATGCTTTTTTTGCACCAATCGAAAACAATTTATATTTATCATTTATTGAAATACTTAAATTATAAAAACTACTTAAATTATTATTATACTTTATGTATATTACATTTTTATACATTTTTTTATAATACTTTTTCAAATAGTTAAGTTGCAATATTTTAATAAGATTAATAAAATAGTTGAATGAATTATCTAATTCTTTAATAACACTACATCTATTTTGTTTCATAAAAGGTAATTCATATTGGTCAAATAAACAAAATCCTATTTTTTTTTTTAAAGAAACGCTTTTATTATATAAATATGGAAATGGGTCTAATAATGCACCATCTATATAATAACTATTATTTAACATTATTGGTGAAAATAATATAGGAACATTCATTGACATACGTAATGATAATAATACACTATGAGTAGGAGTATTTATATAATTATGATACTCGGGAATTCCTTTAGTAATATTCGTAACTGTAAAGGTTAGAACTTTCCTATTTAATAAGTAAAAATCTTCAAACGTAATATTTGGATCTATATTTTTATTTAACATAACTGCTTCAAATAATTTATATATTTTATTACCGTTATCAAGCCCACATTTATCAATAAAATTATATATCTTTAATTCCTGAAATTTTTCAATTTCTATTTTTTCAAAAATATTATTAACTTCGTCCATTGAATAACCAATTACTAATAAAAAACAAATAATTGAACCAAAAGAGCAACCTGTATAATATTTAATCTTTTTAAAACTATAATATTTATAAAATACATTAATAGCACCTAATAAAGATATACCATATATACCACCTGAACCAATAACAATTTCTTTATATGATTTAGTCATTTAATAATATAGATGATATATATGTTTAAGTATTTTATAACGAACCGTTTATTTAATGGCGTATTTTTATACATTTGTGTATTCAGTGTGATACAATACATTTAATTATTTAATAGTTTAAAGAATAAATTCGATGTATCTATAAAAAAAATATAGAAATAATATATAAGAATAATTATAATTATTAATAAATGGATTCAATGAAATATGATTATTATGGAAATTATGAAGATGATAACGAAAATTCATTTACTTTTAGTGTAAGTGATATACACAAAAAACAAAAACAAAGAGAAAAGAACCGTTTAAAGATATATGAAGTCATAACCGCGAGATGTTTTAAAAAGATTAAAGAAGTATCACTGAACGAAGAAACTTTTTGTTTTTATATATTACCAGAGTATTTACCAGGGTATCCTATATATAATATGACTGAATGTGTAGTTTTTATGTTAAATGTTTTAAAAGAAAAAGGATTTAATGCACGATATTGTGATAATTATACAATTTATATATCATGGAATATACCCAAACCAAATTTAAGACTAATGAATTCACCTCAACCAGTTATTGAAAAGAAAAATGTTATGGAAAATCTTAATTTAAAATATAAACCTATAGAAAATTATACAGCATTTAGTAATTTTTTGCCTAAAAAGAAATTCTAAAAAACTATCGTCGTTTCATCCCTATAGCCTTACCAATATTAAATATACTATTCATAACCAAAATTATAATAAGTCCAATAATAATTAATAATATAAGATCTATTAAGTCATTATTTTTAACATTTCTCGTCTCAGAACTCGATTGATTCACATTTGATGAATTATTATTATTTGAAAAACTTTCAATAAAATTACTGCCTGAATAACTATTAATACTATCATTATTATCTATAAGATTTTTATATTTAAGTATTTCATTTTCTAAAAATTTTAATTTATCTTCTAAATATTTTCTTTCAATTGATTCTGAAAAAGGCATATATTTTTGAAGTGCATATGATTCTTCTTTAACAGGTGATTCCTTTACTACATTATTTGAATTTAATCTATATTTATTATATTCAATAATTCTATTTTCAGTTTTACTATTATTTCTTTCAATATTATTCATATTATTAATAACATTATCACGGTCTTCTTCAGATTTTTTATGTAAAAGACTGTATTTATCATTTGTATTTAAAGAATATAATTTGTCATTATTTTTTGAATTATTATTACTATTGTCTGAATCAACATTATTAAGTACATTATTTTCATTATTATTTAATTTATATGAAGAACCCCATGCCTCTTCTAAAGAACAATAAGATATTTTAGACATATATCTATACTATTTTAATATTTAGATATTTAAATTTTTCTAATTCCTAAATTAAATTTAAAATGTAATAAAAAAATATCAAAATTAACTATATAAATATTATTATATAATGATTCAAAATATATTTTCAATTACACTGGTAATAATATTATTTTTTTTAATATCTAATGAAAAAAAAATTGACCAAATAATTCATAAAAAATATATGAAATATTTATTACTGTTATTAATAATATATTTCATTTATCAAAATTATAATTTTGGTATTTTTGTTTTAATTATAATTGTATTTATTTTATTTAATACAGATATTAAAAAAAAAATAGAAAAAAATAAATATTTAAATTTAGAACAATACAAAGACTTAGCAAAAGAATATTTTTCAAATATGAATGATAATAATTTTTATGATATAAAACCGTATAAAGAAGATGATAATAGAAATAAAAATAATATATCTTCCGCTTCATCATCAAATCCATCGTCAGGTTCATCTTCAATCATTGTTAATAATAGTACTAATAATATTTCGAATAATCAAAATAATTCAAATAAAAAAGTTATTGAACCCTTTAAAGAGGAAGTTGAAAAATTAAAAGAGATGTATGACAATATTAAATTAGAAATAAGTAAATTGGGATAAAACACATATTTTTACAATGTCGTATATGATAATAATTATTTTCTTATATATAATTATATAGATGGATGTATTTCTAATAGAGATGTCAAATAATAAATTATTTAGTGGTTGTATTATGTTATTGACAAATATAGGTGGTAAATATTTGGCTCTTGATTTACCCAGTAATTTGGAAAAAATTTTTTCTAAATCACAATTATTAAGATTTTTAGTAATATTTTCAATTTTTTTTATGGCAACACGAGATATTAAAATAGCTTTTTTATTATCATTATTATTTTATATTGTAATAAAATATTTTATAAATGAAAATAGTACATTCTGTATGATGAAAGATATTAATATGGTAAATAATTTAAAAAAACAAAATGAAGAAATAAGCAAAGAAGAATATGAACATGCAAGAAACATAATAGATAAATATAATAAAAAAAATGTAAGAGAAAATGAAATTCTTCTGCGTAATATTTATTAAAATAATTTCATATATTATTATAAATTATGAGTAATTTTATAATAAATAAGGAAGGTGATTTTAAAGATAGTACTATATCAAGTATACCTGTTGGAATAAACAATATTATATTAGATAATGATAATAATTTTAACTTAAAAAAAGATAACATTAATAATATTAGACCAATGCTTTCAGAGGGGAGAAAAGTAAAAATTAGACCTATGTCTAATAAAAAAGTCCCATTAAATACATTCTCATCTATGGCAAATAATAAAAAAAACGTTAATACAAGTAGTTCGGATGAATCGAGTGATGGTTCAAGTGTTGCATCAAGTAATGCATCAAGTAATGCATCATCCGATGGAAGCGACGATATACTATCAAATAATACACATTCAACGTCAAACTCTAATGTAAAATCTAAAAGTAAATATGATGAAGATAATGATGAGGAAGAAGATGATGAAGAATATAGTGATGATGATTATAGTTCGATTGAAAGTAATAAAAATAAAAAATCGAGTAAAAAAAATATTACATCGAGTACATATGAAGGTAGTGAAGAAGATGATGACGAAGAATCCGAAGATGAACCTCCTAAGAAACAAAAAACGTATGAAGAGATTCAATCTGAAAAACAAAAATTATTATTTAATTTAGAACGTCTTCAAAAACAGGGTTATCCTCCTTCTAAAAAATATAGCATGGCTTCATCATATGAAGACATGTTATTTGAACACGACCGTCTAAAAAAACAACGCGACGTCGAAAAAAGTATAAAATTTAGTAGAAAAGTCCTTATGGCATTTGTTAGTGGCGCAGAATTTTTAAATAGCAAATTCGATTATTTTGATATTAAATTGAATGGATGGTCCGAAAATGTAATGGAAAATGTATCTGACTATGATGAAGTTTTTGAAGAACTACATGATAAATATTCTGATAGTGTTAAGATGGCACCAGAAATTAAATTATTAGGGTTGGTATCAAGTAGTGCATTTATGTTCCATTTAACAAATTCATTGTTTAAATCGAGTAAATCTGATGTTAATGATATAATTAAAGAGAATCCTGATATTATGAGAAATATCCAAGAAGCCGCCGCGAGAAAAATGAATAATACTATAAACAAAGAATTTGGAGAGGGTGATGTTTTAGGAAATATTATGAAAAATGGTATTAATATGAGGATGAATCCACAACAGCAACCTCAACAACGCCCTGGACCTCAAAGACCCGTTACACAGGCTAAGATGAATGGACCAATTGGAATAGATGATTTATTAGATGAATTGAATAATGATACAAGAGATGATGTGTCTGTTAGTTCAAACGGTTCGGGAACAATAAAGACTTTTTCTAAAAGAACTAAAAATGGACTAAGAAAAGGTATACAATTAGATATTTAAGGTTTATAAATCTATTTAATATTCTTGAACCAATAAAGTCCTTGTAAATAAGAATCCGCCAAATCATCTTTTTTTTTATTATTATTAAAAAAATCAATATAAGAAGGATTATTTTTTAATACAAAATACTTGGCGTGTTCAATGGCAAGTTTTTTCTTATCCTTATATGCCAGAGTACTTTTTTTCTTTTTTGTCATATTTTGTTCTTCTATATTATCAATATTTGAAATATCTTCATCTAAAATAATATCTGTTTCCAATTCTTCTTTTTTAATATCTAAATTATTATCTTCTTGATTAGTTTCTACTTCCACCAAATTTATTTTAGAATTTTTTTTTGTAGTTTTAACCTTTTTAGGGGGTTTTTTACCAATATCTTCTAAAATAATGGGTGGGCCATCATAGATTTTTAATTTATTACTGGCCGAGCAAAATTCAATCTTATCAATATATCCAATTGATTTATTACCTTTTTCACCACACCCTACTATTTTACCTAATATTAAAAAATATGAATATAATATCATTTGAATAGATTTCATTTGAGGATTTTTTAAAGACGGTTGGTTTTCAATAACTACTAAATCAACGTCAAGAAGTTGAGGCCTCTCTTGTAATTTACGCGGAATATTTTCAAACAATAGACTGCGGTTTTTTTTCATACCTTCATTATCAACTAAATTAACAATATCCCAATCTACTATTTTAATAATAGATTCACCAGTTTTTCTTTCTAAAATACAATATGATAAATTGTATATTCCAACGTCCCATGATAATATTTTCATTTAATAATAGTTATTTATAATAATTATCTTTATATATTTTATAAAAATATTTGTGAAATAATACTTTTATAAAGAATTAAATACATAGAGATATGCAAAAATAATATATATGTAAATATTCAAATACATTAAACTACATTCAAATACACTTAAATACACTCAAATACATTCAAATACACTCAAATACACTCAAATAAAATTAATTTTGAATAACTTAATATTTAAACAACAGTTTTTCTTGGAGTAATTTCAGAATCATAAAATCTGAATCCGTTGCTGACAGTATTAAATCTTCTATTAACACCTGCAACACAATTTTTCTTAGAATTAATATATCCATAAGCATTATGAAGCATGATGTCACGATTTGGCAAAAAGTAACAATTTAGATACTTGGTTTGATTAGGAAATCTTCTGTACCAGTATGAATAATAGGTGTAAGGATCACCACAGCTCTTAGAGAAATAATTGAAGTTTGCGTTAGGGTTAGTATAAATACTACCACTTTTTACGCACCAAGAATTACCAGGGGCTTCAAGGTTGTAACTATCCGTTGCAAAATTAGGCATGTTTGATGGAGTTGAATCGACCATATTAATTATATTATATATATATATTTTTTTTAATGAAATTATATTAAATTAAATTAAAATAATATATTAATTAAAATAATATATTATTAAATAAATTTTATTTAATAAAATAATAAATTAATATTAAAAATTATTTTTTAATTTAAATAAAATAAAACAAAATTAACCCTTTACATAAACAATATTAAATTATTTTTAAATCCATAAAAGACTGTAATGTATTATTTGGGTTTGTAACTGGTTTATTTCTTTTTAATTTAAGACTTGTTTGCGTTTTATTTAAAATATTTTCATTTACAATTGAAATATTTCCTTTAATATTTGTCTTATAACTATTTGAAATATTCTCTTCAATTTTAGGAATAATTGATATTAAAGGTGGATTAATAACTGTAAATACTTTTTCATTCTTTAATGAATTCTCTCTAAATTCATCGATTGACATATATCCTCCAAAAATTTTTAATATTTCTCGTGGTGGCGCCAAATTAACTTTTACAAATTTTGTATTATATAATTTCTTATACATTAAATTCAATAAAGAATATCTTTCCCATATATCATCATCACATTTACTAAAATTATATGATGCAGTACAATTAAATGAACAAAAACAGCCATTCACATAAAATTTTTCTTTCTTATAATATTCGGGCAAAGCACATGGCATCCAAGTAAATGGATGACAACACCACCAACAATAAATACTTGTTGTTTCAGGCCATACTTTTTCATTATTCGCATTAATAAACTCATACATAATATTTTTTAAATTTTTCTTAATTATTCTATTTGTTTTATATTCTTCATCTATATAATTATTATCTTTCTTTATTAATTCGCATTCTTGTATATCATAATTTATTTCTTTATTTTTTAATAGAGTATTATTATTATATTCCATAAAATTCATTTGTGTTGGTAATATATTATTAAATTCTTCATTTATTAAATTACTACAGTTATTATTATTACTATTTAAATTGTCATATATAGAAAATCCTAAAACATCATTATTATTCGGTTCTGGATTATTATTTTTATCGATTGATGTTATAGGTAAATGTAAAATTAAAGGCTCTTGTTTATTTTCTTCAAAAAATGTTTTTGGTAATTCCTTAATTGAATAAACTTTTTCCTTTGGTTTACGTCCGCGCTTTTTAGGTATTTTTTCATCATCTAATTCATTTGTTTTTACTTTAGGTTTTCTACCTCTTTTCTTTTGTACTTTTTCCAACACACCTATTTCATCCTTCGGTTTACATTTTCTACCTCTCTTTTTTTTTAAATTAATATCTGTATTATCATCTCCGTTTTTATTGTCTATGTCATCATTTTCCATAGTTTCTGTTTCATCATCATCTTCACTAATTTCATCACTATCATATTCACTTTCATCATTATCATCCAACAAATCATCATACTCATTAATATTATTATAAATATCTGTTTTTAGAGTATTGATTTCAATTTCATTATTTATAGTTTCAGTCATTTTTTATTTATTCATATAATTATTTTTTAAATTAATTAATTTATTAAAAATATATAGTAATATTTAGAGATATATTTAATATGAATGATTTAACAAAGTCTGATTTTATTAATTTTCAATCAATTATTAAATTATCAGATAATAATGAATTACATTTACATGATTTAGGTAATGATATATGTGAAATGACTGTAACAGCTCTGAATGAAAATTTACCTATTATTCCAAAAATTTATTTTCAACCTATTGAAAAAACAGAACCTTTAAAAACCATTTCAATAACAAATAATGATTTATATGGACAAAATATTATTAATAGATATCATAAACTTAAACATTCTATGAATAAATTATCTATTTCAAAAATTTATATATTATCAATTATTAAAAATTTAAAATATGAATTAGAAGAATATAATAATGTTTCTAAAAAAAAATTTAATATATTAAAAAAAAATTTATTAATAAAATTTAAATCATCGATAAAAGATACTTTCAAAAATCAAGATGATTTTATAAATTTTAAAAAATCGTTCTGTAAAGAATCATTTAATATATTTAAAGGATTTCGTGAAAAAATACCATTGTTTAGTTATATATTTCATATAACATATATAGGTTTATCTGATTCTAAAAATTATTTTAATAGATTATTTAAAAAATACATGAATGAACGTAATATTTTAACAAAATATATTAACAAAAATTTCGGTTTACTATCATTTACTCCACTATTTGATATTGAAAAGGTTGTACAGTTTCAAAATGAATCTTCAAAAAATAAAAATGACCCAATAAATTACAATAAATATATTTTATTTAGTAAAAATGAAAATAATGAAAATGAAATAAATAGTAAAAAAGAATTAAATGATAAAATAAATGAATTTAATTTATTATATATATCTCCATATAATTCAGATTATTATACCGACATACATCAAAAAAATATAGAACGAATTAATAATGAAATTAAAAAAAGTTTAGATAAACTTTTAAACGGAAAAGATTTAATAAATTTATATGAAATAATTTTAATAACTCTACAATTAGACTTTAATTTATTAGAATTAATGTATTATTATTGTGAAAAAAAAATATATGACACTGTAATTAAAAATCATGACCAAATTAAAAAATATATATTAAATAAATTAAATACTGTTGATATTTATTTTGATTTATATAAAGAATGGTTGTATAAAGGAAAATTGAATGTAGAAAGTTCTATAGATGGAAATAGTAATAGAAAAATAGATAATATTATTGATTATAGATTTTTTTTTAAAAATGTTTTAAGTAATTTTAAAAATAGTAGTATAAAGAAAAAAATAAGTTCTAAAAAAAAAGAAAAGTGTAATTTAGATAAATGTGGTTCTGATAAAGATAATGAAGATAATATTTTAGATGAATTAATTCGATATAATCCAGATGATATTGATGATTGTATGACATATAATATATTATGCCGTATGTTTAAGGTTACATAGTTTTTTATAATTGTTACATTATTATTACACGATTATTACACAATTATTACATAATTTATTTATAATATCATTCATCTAATAACATTATAGCCATTGCTGCATAATTATGTAAGTCTAATAATGTATCTTTAATACCTTCATCATTTACTACAGGTAAGAAAGTTTAAAAATCTCACTTTTTAATCTTAAATCCTTTCATAACAATTAAGTGTATACGTCTATCCTATTTTTCAAGGCACGTAACTTTTAATTCATTTTATAACTTCTTTCAA